CTCTTTCTGGCGGTTCTCTCTCGAGGGCCAGGTTCTTCATTTATCCCATAAAGGAATGTATGAATTTAGCTCTTGAACTGCGAAAGCTCTTCCAGCACTTGCTTTTTAGGTGGAGGCACCGCGTAAGCGGGCCAAAGCCTTTGAGCGTAGACTGGGAGATCCTACCGTTCCAATTTGGAGTCGACTGGTATGTTAAAACCATACCTAAACAGACACTTGGAGCGTCGCGACCGCCCGTCCGGATCCCTAACCAGGATCCACAACGGGAGTTGTTCGGCTTAGATGCCGTGCACTCAACCGATCTCGTGAGAGATCATCAAAGTGAGCCCCGGGTCTAAAGCCCGGTTTTGAAGAGTATGACTACAGGATCGTACGTAAAGAACTTTCTCCGTTCCGCTCCGAGATTTGCGGTAACGCAAGTCAATGACGGAAACGGGAACTTGGTCGTTACGTCGTCCGGTGTCTCTGGTTCGAGCAATGTGGGATGGTATCGCGAGAAGACTTGGACGGGAACGAACACGGCTACGCCGGTTCGTTCACGTTTTGGTCAGAAGCGTTACTACACTACGCTCGATGCTAAGGGTCGCAAGGTTACGCGCACTTTCTACGAAAAGCCCTTACGGGCTGAAAAGTGGAGGGAACCGCAACCATACACTGTTTCGGTCGCAAAGTATCTCTATAGCCCAGACGCCACGTTTATAACGCAGGTCGTAAGGCAAGGAGATCAAGCGATTCTCAGTGTCCAGACATACTCTAGTTGCTCAGCTGACGGTGCGGGGTTAATCACCACCCTGCCCGCACTTCCCACGTGGACTGCCAACGATGACATCAAACTCATCGGCAAGCTACGAGAAGCCGTTTATGGCTCCGATTTCAACGCTAGTGTTTTCCTCGGGGAGGCAAACCAAACGTTGAGGATGATCGGAGATTCGGCTACGAAAGTCGCGAGGGCCTACCATCTCACCCGCAAAGGTGATGTGTGGGGTGCCCTTAAAACTTTAGGGACTGCTCGGAGATTTCCTCCGAGGAAAAAGCGCCAGGATGCCGGATCGGCATGGCTGGAGCTACAGTACGGTTGGTTACCGTTACTTAAGGATGTGAAAGGTGGTGCTGAACTTCTATCGCACCAACTTCACCTCCGCCACCGCCTTCGCTATAAGGTTAGATCTATCCTCACCAACGCCCAACCGGACGTCGGGGGTGGATATTACCAATGGCTTGAGCGGAAGGCAACGATCACTAAACAGATCATTGCCTGGTTCTCGGAGCCACCTAGCGTGGCAGCGCTGTCTGGGATCCTCGATCCTGAACTAGTCGCCTGGGAACTTGTACCTTTCAGTTTTGTTGCCGATTGGGTCGCCCCTATCGGTGCTTACATGGAAGCGAGGGCTTTTACCGGCCGTATGGTCGGTACCTTTGTCACCACTACGGTGAATCGTCAGAGGATAGCTGGATTGCATTCTAAACCATATACCACTGGTACAGGGTTCAATGCGTCTCAGTTCTTCTTCGATTCAACTAGTGAGGGCTACGAGAATAACACCTTGTCTATGACTCGTGTGATATCCTCAACCCTTAGCGTACCCCCACCCCAGGTTAAACCCTGGACGAAGGTAGCATCGTGGCAACACTGTGCTAACGCTATTGCACTACTGATGGGAATTAAACCTCCCACCAGCCGTCCATGATCGCATGGCTTCCGCCTAAACGTTCATGTTTTCAACACTTCCTCACTTACTCTTCGATTTGAGGTCGTATTAATAGAAGCAACCTATGAGCGCAATTGCCTCTCTGGTGGCCTTTGATGGCCAATCGACTCCCGTTTCTCACACTTTCCTTGCGGAATCTGTTGCACGTGATGGAGCTACTGTAATCGCGACTTACAAAGAAGCGACTGCTGGAGTTCCGGACAATGCACAGGGCAAGGTCACTATCAAGAAAGCTAAACTTGGTAGCGGTGTGAATAGGGTGTCTGTCCGAGTCGAGATTCCAGTGATGGAGTCGATCGCCGGTCAAAACGCGTCAGGCTACACGGCACCTCCCAAGGTTGCCTATGTAGATACCGTCGAGTCTGTGGGATTTTTCAGTGATCGCAGCGTTATCGCTGGTAGGCGTTCTGCCCGCCAGCTTTCCGTTAACATCATGAACAACATCACCACGTCCGTCGCCGCCGCAACAGCGGGTCCGGCCTCGGAGCTCTTCGATACCCTGATTTCCCCAACTTAACAGTTGGTCCATGCTAATCACCTGATTAGCGTCCATAACTTTTCCACTTTTGGAAGGTAAATTATGAGGCACATTGCCTGTTGGACACAAGCGAGTACACCGGATGAATCGCTATCCATCATCTCGAAACTCGCGCTGTCGCACGCCCTTGAAGGCGGGGAGCAGGGGAAGTATATCGCTGGTTGTATTACTAGTGGTGACTTTCCTTCTCTGTGTGACGTTAGTCTTGATTATGAAACTACCACAGCCGGTCACGCAGGAAACTGCAGACAGGCCCTCGCGTACTTCACAAAGTACGAGCCCCTCGATCTCGGAAGAGACCGTAGGGAGGTAGCGATTGTCAAGTTTAACGAGTCTGAAGTCGCATGTCGTGAGACAAACAACCTACTTCGTATGCGGGCTCAAGGATCTTTTTACTTAGAACCTTGGGTTGAGGCGGTATTTTTCCGTGCTCAATCTAAAATAGCTCACGTACTCGGTGATTGTCCCTCTCTCAAGGACTTGCGGTATCGCTTCGGACCAGGCGCAACGACTCTTACGAAAAAGAGTAAAGCTAGCGTGGTTGAGAAGCTCCAATCAACGCTAACATGTAGCGAAGATCTAGTACATCTCCTTCCGGAGATGCTTGCTCAGATGCCCCATTTAACTGAGTTGCATACTGTTAGCGAGTCCGTCGATTACAAGACGTTCGCAAATGGTACGCTATATCAAGTATGGGCCGACGTCCCCGTTGTCATAACGGATGGAATTGTCGACTTCGTCCCGAAGGATGCAAAGACACTACGCACCATCATCAAGGAGGGCTCTCTGAATACTCTTATTCAGGCGGCTCTCGGTGATTGGATGGCGAAGCGTCTGCGTGCATCGGGTATAGATCTCCGTGACCAGACTCGTAACCAAAATCTGGCCCTCCGGGGATCTCTAGATGGCTCCGTAGCCACTCTAGACCTGTCGTCAGCATCGGATACCATCTCGACTGAGCTGGTATACACTCTTCTTCCAATCGATTGGGCTTTATTGCTTGATTCGGCTCGTTCCTCTCAGGTTTATCTTGACGGGAAGGGTATCAAATTGGAGAAGTTTTCCAGTATGGGAAACGGCTTTACGTTCCCATTAGAGACGCTCATTTTCTGGGCTCTCTCCTCTGCAGCTTCAGATGATAACTGGGCCTCCGTCTACGGAGACGACATTATCGTCACCACCAACTCTGTGGAGCGCGTGATGCGCATCCTCGAGATAAGTGGGTTCACTCTGAACAAAGCAAAGAGTTACTGGACAGGACCCTTCCGGGAATCCTGTGGCGCTGACTACATTCGGGGTATCGATATCCGGCCAGTCTATCAGAAGAAACTGATATCACCAGCCGAGCTCTACCGCCTGCATAACTTTTATTTCAGGCAAGGAGATATGGATAGGGCAAACCTTGTGAAAGGCTACCTTAATCCGTGTTTCAATAACTATGGCCCGGATGGCTACGGGGACGGTCACCTCCTTGGTGACTGGGTTCCCCGCCCACATAAAAAGTGGAGTAGTCATGGCTATGGTGGAGCACTTTTCGACTCTTTCAAATTGTCGGGGCAACGCGATGATCGCGCCCTCCGACCAGGCGATAGAGTACTCCCTTTCTACAGCACTTACATCTGTGAAGATGCGTATGTGTCTGTGTTGTCTGAAACACGTCCTACCGATCCAAAGGCCCTTGCGGGCTTCTTGGGTCGGAATAGACGTTTCCAGTCAGCGTATGCTCCCGAGCCGATTCCCGAAAGGAAGTCGCCGGTTGATGGATCTCCGATAAAGGAGGTCTCTCTCCCGGGTACAAAGGGTTACCGATTAGTATCGATCTACACCTTTGACACTGGTCGTTAATAACGACTGAGGTTCGATAAGAACCTGCGAAAGCATGGAGGGGTTTCTGACCCTATAAACGAAGTTTGTG